ACGCCGGTGAGTTGACCAAGGGCCAGAAAAAGACCGTAACCCCGGCCAAAGCACAGTTTAGCGTCCTCCCCGATGATGGCTATGACTTCCTTTCTGAGGTAGTCGTAAACGGAGTGCCGATTGCTTATGCCGATAACCCCGCAGGAGGTCAGACCGTAACGATTGGAGCGTGATTTGAATGGCGGTAAACAGGGTAGCGTTTTTCGGAAACACAATCATGGATATTTCGGACACTACCGCCGACGAAAGCTCCGTTGTTGCCGGAAAGCAGTTTTACAAAGCAAATGGCGCAAGAGCGACCGGGACCGCCGACTACCAGCCGAAAATCACTATGCAAACCGTATCGTTAAGCGGTAGCTGGATCGGCAGCGGTCCGTACTATCAAACAATCCTTACGGGTCAGTCTGCTGGTCTCCAAGTCAACCTTAACCCAACTATCGAGCAGCTTACTGCTTTAGGGGAAGCGGGGGTAACATCGATGGTGGCGGCGAACGAGAACGGAACGGTGAAGATATATGCTGCTGGTGCGGCTCCTGCGGCAATGAGCCTACAAATCACAAAGATTATGACTTATTAAGGAGGGACAAAATGAGCGTAATTTACGGTAATCCAATTATTACCAACGGGGGGGTAAAACTCAACATAGACTACGGAGCAACTCCTCCTTCTGACACCACCAAGCTCTGGGTACCATTGGCAACAAAGCCGAGCGCTGTTGAGTGTAGTCCTGCGTTAACTTTTGGTGGAAATACGATTAGTTTGGAAAATTGGATGCTCCCAAGTGATGTCGCGTTCTACCCAAACCCTATTGCGTATGGTGGTTACCTTTATCTTGTTGGTGGCGGTCAGAGGCAATACTATGGTTCTGGAAGCGATAAAATATTTAAGGTTGACTTAAAAACCAACCAAGTAACTGAACTTTCTGTGAAGCTCCCAAAACAACTTCACTATTCTTTTTGCGCTGAAGCGAACGGAAAACTCTATATTCTTGGTGGATGTTCTACTCAATCTAATATTGCGTTATCCGATGTTTACATTTTTGACCCTTCGACAGAGTCGATTTCCACAGGAATAAACTTATCTGTTGGGATAAAAATGAATGGTAACTATCCATTTAAGCATGGGTTTTACCATAACGGTCTTATCTACATCGTTGGTTACATAACAGGCGATAGTACCAACAATCTAAAAGTGCTTTCATACAATACAGCTAACGGAAGCACAACAGTTGGAGGCTCTGTTCCTGCAAGTGGTTCTGCATGTTCCCTTGTTGGGTCAAAAATCTATTGCCTTGGTGGGCAAGCATATTCAAATATATACACATACGACATTCTTACCGGAACTGTAAAAAGTGATGGTTATTCGAGTTATCCGTACATTTATGTTGATTGTGCTTCTATCGGAAAATATGTTTACTTGTTTACTGGGTGGTACGGGTCTGCGTTGAATGTTATTCAAAGATTCGACACAGAAACAAACGCATTAGAACAGCTTTCCGTTACAATGAAAAACAAGCTCGGATGGAGAACTGTTTGCAAATATGGTCTTGACATCTATATTCTTGGAGGTAAATCGCAAAGCGGCAATCCTACTCTTGAAGTAGAAAAGTTTTCAGCTTCCTCTCCCCTTACTAACAACCACCTGTTCTTGCAAGAGGACTATGGCTACGATGGTTTGTGGACAGCTCTTAAATCTAAAGATACTGACTTTAAGGTTAAGGTAATCAATGCCTACCTCGGCGACAATAACAATATCGCACAATTAACGAATGCATATCTGTATGATACATCTTCAAACCAGTGGAAGTCTCTTTCTGGTGAAAGCTATGTAGCAGATATGCAGAACGCACTAAATATATTAGGGGTGAACTAAATACTCACCCCGGAAAGGGTGAATATGAGTATTTTAGGAAATCCCATTACATTGGGTGGTGGTGGAGCTAATTTGAATATTGACTTTGGTGCCACACCTCCCGCAGACACAAGTAAGTTGTGGGTGCCATTGGTAATAAAGCCAAATTCTGTTGAGTGTAGTCCTGTATTGGATTATGGTGATGATATTTTCGTTTCGCAGCCTTATACCGCTATACCAAATGAACAAAAATTTGGTCAATCGTTTGCCAATATTGGTAGTAGTGTTTATATCATTGGCGGTAGTGATTCTAATTCTACTACTGCTGTTCAGTCTAAAAATATTAGCTGTTACAATGTTTTGAACGGTTCTCTTATCACAAAAACAGCTAAATTGCCGATGCCGTTAGCTTCTACATTTTGCGCAGCAATAGGAACAAAAATATATATTTTTGGTGGTCGTGAAACAATCAATATCTATCAAGATGATTATAACTACAATACAAATGTTTATTGCTATGATACTGTGACGGACACAATTGAAACATTAAATGTAAAGACTCCGAAAAGCATGTGCGCACGGAACTATCCATATGGGTGCATTTCTGTAGGAACAAAAATATATACTCTTGGATGGTTTAATCACATCAATAACGGCTACGAAATATATTGCCTTGATACTGTATCGAACACATTTACTCTATGTTCTGGCGCTGCTCCATATACTAGTGGCATAGCTGCTTGTGCAATAGGTAAAAGAATATACTATTTTGGAGGCAGAGTGAGTGGTGGCGCAGGAAGTAACCTAATACAGTATTATGATACGGTCGAGCAAAAAGTAACGCAGATTACGCAACGATTACCTGTAAACACATATGGTATTGGCTGTTGTACTGTGGATGGAAAGATTGTTTACTTGTTTGGTGGATTTTCAGAAAAAACTAAAATATATAAATTCGATACTCAAAGTGAAACGCTTGAGGCCGTTAATACAACTATTCCAATTCAAATTCAAGAAGAATGGTGTTCTTCTGTCGGATTTGACATTTATCTTATAGGTGGCGCCGGAGGAGGAACTTATTATACTTCTGTTGAGAAGTTTTCTCTATCTACTCCACTTCAACAAAACAATCTATTCTTACAGGCAGACTTTGGATTTAACAATCCATTCCCTCTGATAAATGAAAAAGGTATAAAGATAACAGCATACTTGAGAAATGCCTACATTGGTAACAATAATAACATAGCACAATTAACAAACGCATACCTTTACGATACAGTTTCAAGTCAGTGGAAATCACTTGCTGGAGAAAGTTATGTAAACGATATGCGTAATGCTCTTAACATTTTGGGGGTGAACTAAGATGGGCTATTACACCGAAAAAGCCAAAGAAGTAAAAGCAAAGCAGGAAACAGAGTTGGAACAGCTAAAAGCAGCTCTTCAAACCCTCGGCGTAGAAACAGAAGAAAAGGAGGAAACAGCCAATGCGGAATGACATCTTAGAGCAGGCGCAGGAAATCCGGACGAGCATTGACAGCGTGACCGGCGCCATGGCGGACGCTGATGCAGCAAAGAACCCCATGCTGTTCCTACCATGGGAAGCTGATACCAAGTATGCGGGGGGTGACCGCAGACGACACGGTGGCAAGGTGTACAAGTGCTTGCAGGCGCACACCTCGCAGGCAGACTGGGAACCAACGGCTGTTCCTGCCCTGTGGGTGGTCATCAACACCAGTTCTCCCGGAACGATTGATGACCCAATCCAGGCATCGAGGGGCATGGAATACGAGTACG